GATCGGTTTCTCCATGAGAAGATGAAGTTCATTGTGTTTGATGCGATCGAGTTAGTCTGGTTTTTGTTGACCACCACGATACCCGGGTTGGTCCAGGCCCTTCATTGCCTGGTCACCTACTGGTTAGTGGTCCTGAACCTCTTTTTCATAACTCTTGCAACATACGCACTGCATAGGAAACTCCTTGAAATCCGGGGCGACATTTACTGGCGCTCTTGGATCATCGAGTGCTTTGGTCGAAGATTCCCCGATCTACGTCCAGTTTTACGCGTTGACAGTGTCCGGGCGATCCCACCGAGCTCTCTCCATACACATGGGGAGTCGGCGGCTTTTCGCACGGGCGCCAATACAGCGATGGCTGAGGCAGTACGTCGCGGCGGATATATACCGTATCATGTTTCAATGGCACGGTCCGACCAGAGTAGGGGAGACGATGGGTCTAGGTACTTCTTTTGGGAGAAAGATTTGAAAATTCGTTTCCGCAAGGACGAAATCACCGAAGACCATGTGTTAGTCATGACCGATGTGGACTATTACTTGGACATGGACACTTACCTGGGACAAGGGCGGCCGATGCTTATGTATACGGTCGTCCCCCAGTCTGTTGAGTGTCGCAAGCCCGACTATTACTACCGCATCGGCGCCGACGATAAGGTTTCATACCATGTCGCTGGTGGAGGTCATTATTCCCATGAGATTTGGGATTATGACCATGACTCACTCACGGCCTACAAGACCCACTCGGACTTGTTCGGCAGGATCACCTCTTGGTTCCTGTCGTACATCGCTTGGATAGCAGACTTACGGTCAATCGTATGTTATGACGTTGAACAGTTGAGACTTGACAAAGACGGAGAGCATCGAATTGTGCTGATCACACCTACTTTTGAGGTACCAGCCTTCCTGTGGAACAATATCACTCCTATGGAACGGCGGCGGTACGCTCAGGGGAAGGTCGTGAGTGTGTACAATGCGGTGGCCGGGCAAGTCTCGGTTGGGCTCGACAGCCACCCCGGAGAGGTCACTCTCGACAGTTCAACGTTGAGCGCACTAATCCTGCGCCTGAAATCCAAAACGACCCCATTCTCAATCGGCGATATCGAAGTGTTATCGGGACAAAAGTTGCGGACACCAAAGTCGCAGCGTCATTACTCTATGGAGTCCTTCGGGAAAACATGGATTTGACGTTCCGGCCGAATGTCATCTCCACGTCAACTGTTCCGGTGAACTTTCGACCAATTGCTTCACAACCACTGGAGGATGAAAAACAGAAGGGGATGGCCTGCACCAGTCCGCTGGTCACCAACCCCGCTCTGATCCCCGCCGGGTGTCATGACACAGCCGAGGTCGCCGTTCGTGAACGTGTGATCAAGGTTGCTAACACCAAGGTGCCTAAGCCGTGGCTGAGCGGGTACGCGGACGAGTTCACAGCTCGTCTCGTGCCTAATCACTGTCTCGGCAAGGGCATCCCTCTGACACTCGACGAAGTGGTTGCGGACCAAGATACGCCGGTGAGACGAGCCCGTGTGAAGAACGCAGAGCTTCGTATAGGGGCATACACTCTTAATAGTCTCAAGACTTTTATTAAGACTGAGCCATATACGAATCTCAACGACCCCAGGGTTATCACGACATGTACAACCGAGTCATTGCTGGAGCTGTCCCAATTCGCCAAAGCTTTCAAAAGAGATATCCTCTTGCCGCGGCGGTGGTATGGTCCTGGTCTTGATCCGGAGGAGACGGTGAAACGCCTTGGGGAAGTCTGTCCGACGAACCACTCAATCGAGCGGGACTTCTCGCGTATGGATGGCCGCAACTCTAAG